CGATAAGGCTACTTTTGGCTCCTTTAAGTCCCGCTCTTCTTCCAGCAAGTGAGAAATCGACGCAAGGCGAACCGAAAGTGATAATGTCAATGTCTGTAAAGTCTTCTCCGTGAAGAGTGGTAATGTCTCCGATGTATTTGGCATGTGGAAAATTGTGTTTATAGTTAGCAATTGCGTGTTTGTCTATCTCACTAAAATAGTGCTCTGTAAATTGGTAGCCTGCCCGCTGAAATCCGAGCGAAAAGCCACCAATACCGCTGAATAGGTCAATGATTTTCATGTTTTTTACTTAGTTGTTCCTTTCTCAATCCCTTGCAATAGGCGTAATAACTAATCTCTACTTCATTATCAAGAAGGTAATCGTACCATTGTATGATTTTACCCTTGGGTTGATTGCTCTTGAGGTCAAAGTATATATCCGAGAGACTGAAGAAGAAGTGGGATATACTAAATACGTCAATACTATCTTCCCCCACGGAAAATTCATAAGTGAAATCGTGCTTTTCACAAAATTCCATAAGCAGCCTATCTACGGCTACCTCAAAGGCTCTTAATGGGGTGTTAGTTTGTTTTTTCATTTGCTTTTTGTTCTTTTTTCTTTTTATTAATGTCGTCCATGTGTAAATACATTATCTCAGTTATATCATTTGCGTATGCACTGAAGGCATTGAGTAGCTGCGGGTCTATCTTATTGGCCTTTTCAAACTCTTCTACTACTTCGTTATTTTTCTTCTTGCATTCCATAAATACCTGTTTAAGTCTAAACCTTGGATAGCTTTCATCAATCATGTGAAGTAATTCACTGGTGGCTTTGCAATAGGATAATGCCATAATCATATAATGAGCCATATTTTCCCGCTTAAGGATTGGTTTTACCTGATTTTCACGATAATCAGCTACAGCTATCTCCATAAGGTATTTGGCTTCCTTCTCTGTGATTTGTAGACCTCGTGCTCTAAGTTCTGTTAAAAATTTTGTACTTTTCATTTTAAAAAGGTGTGCTATTTTTAGGGTCAATTTTCGGTAAATTATTTTCTTTATGAATATTCATGCTTGCGTTTACTCCTCTTTCAAAAAAGCGCATGTACTGTAGCTGACAACCTGCTATTATTCCTCCTGTTGTTCCGTTTCTAAATTTAGAAATGATTACTTCCACTTCATTAGCGGTAGGGGTGTTATCCTCCCATTGAGGGATACCGTAGTATTCAGGTCGATAAAGGAAAAGTACATTGTCAGCATCTTGTTCAATGGCTCCCGATTCTCTGAGGTCGGAAAGCATGGGGCGTTTATCTCCTCTTGTCTCTACTACACGAGACAACTGGGATAGTGCTATGATGGGTATATCTAATTCCTTAGCCAGTCCTTTGAGAGTACGAGATATTTCGCTAATCTCTTGGTCTCGTGTGCGGCCCTTTTGGTTATTACTAATGAGTTGTAGGTAGTCAATGTAAATGATTTTTACTTTTCTTTCCCTTACCCACTTCTTTGCTTTGATTTTTAGAGATAGTAGTGTAAGAAAGGGTTCATCATCAATATACAAGGGCAGTTTATTGAAAGAAGGACGGAGGCTTACTGCAACATCCATCTCACTTTGTGTAAGTGAGCCAAAAGCCAACTTGTTGCTATCTATTCCAGAGTAATTGGCAAAGAGCCTTGCCGTTAGTTGTCTTGCACTCATTTCAAGGGAGAATATCCCTACAGGGTAGCCTAATCGTGCTTGATGAAGCGCATCACTAAGAGCGTATGCTGTCTTTCCCATGGCAGGGCGCCCTGCTATAATGACAAGGTCACTCGGTTGGTAGCCATTGAGTTTAAGGTTTATGTCTCGTACAGCAGTAGGAACGCCTGCACGCTCAGATTTGGGTTTAAGGACTTCTGTTAAATAATCTCCTATCTCTTTGGGTTGTTTGATAGATAACCAATCAGAAACCTTGTCAAGTTCTTTGTAGGAACTATCAAGCAACTCGAATATGTCAGTATCTTCATCGTAGGCATTGTCTGCGAGAGTGTTTCCCACCTCAATACTCTTGCGCTTAACGTACAATTGCATAAGAAGCATGGCGTGATATTGCATGTGAGCTGAAGACGATACCTTCTCTGTGAGTTCCACAAGGTAAGCCCCTCCTCCCGCTTCTTTTAGTTTTCCAGTCTTTTGTAACTCCGACCTAACTGTCATTAAATCCACAGCTTGTGAGGATTTGTACAAGGAGAGAATAGCATCGTATATCAGAGCATTTTTTGAATTGTAAAAAATATTTGTCCCTTTAACGACCTCTACAAACTCTGACACTCCTTGCTGTGTTATTAACATACCTCCAAGTACGACTTCTTCTAACTCAGGGTCGTTTGGTGTTTTTTTGCTTTGCATTTTTAAATCTGTTTTTTTAATAACTTATCTCGTTCCCATTCTCATCAAAGCGAATACGTTTGGGAGCTGTGGTTACAGGGGTATTTTTTGCCACTTCTTGTCCTTTTTTAAGCCAGTTTTTAAAGTGAGTCCTGTAATCCCTCACTTCTTTTAACCGTTCTCCTTGTAACTCCAAATGCTGATTAAAAGCCTCTAATCGTTCAGAAAGCATGTTTTTATCAACGACTTTTAAGTTTTTGATTATTGCATCACAAAGATTTTCATCGTTTAAATAATCGCGTTTTAATTCACTGATTGATTTTATCACCCCGTTATCAGATGAGTAATATTTTTTCTCATCAGTGATGGCGGAGGCATCTTTATCATGATTATCATTTACATTTACATTATCATTTACATTTACATTAGGGGTTAGGTTGGGGTTTTCTTGGGGTTTTTTAGGGGTTAAGGTGGGGTTTTCTTGGGGTTTTTCTTTTCTTGGTCTTCCTCCTTTTTTACCGTGCTCTGCTCCTAATTTACCATTCTCAAACCTTTGATTATTAGCGTCTAATTGAGGTTTTATAAGGGCAAACATTGCTTTTGTTATCGGCTTCTGATTTTCAGTTGTTACTCCGTTTAAGCCATACTCCATTATGGCTGTGAGCACTTCTCCCTGAATATCTCTCGGCAGTTCCTTTATCCCTTCATAAAAGCTCCTATAAAAGACAAAACTTTCTCTTTCCATGGTTTGTTATTTAAATGAACATTTTCTCACTAACTTTGCCCTAAGCCCTCTCCTTAACATTACACGCCAAGTACAAGCGAGGGCGTAAGACAAAGAATGAATGAGTATTTAAAATAATTTAGGTTGCATTTTATCGGCAATCATACGCTTTAAATTACGTTGCATTTGATTGTAATAGGACTCCTTAAGCTCTATCCCTATGTAGTTACGATTAAGTCTTAAACTCTCGTACCCTTCACTTCCTATCCCTACAAAGGGGCTGAGTACTGTATCTCCTTCATTACTCCATAGGTGCAAGCAACGCCTGATCGTTTCCAATTGTAAGGGACAAATATGCTTCTCGTCCTTTTCCTCACGAGCAGATGTATATTGCAAGGTATCGGAGTAGTTGATGTCATACCACACTGGCTCAGCGTACTTTTGCCACAAATTCACGGGGAGGTAATTATCTTCGTTCTCGTCTTTATCTTGGTGGGTAATTGGCACAAGGTTATCACCTGCATTGCGAAAGACTAAGATGTAATCAGGGATCCCTGTACGTGATAGGCTGCTGTCCTTCTTAATGGTCTTATGTAGTAGCCCTATTGATTTGGTTCGTGTCATTTCCACTACTGGGCTTTTCCAAATCGTTATTCTATCATGGTAAATAAACCCCTCCTTGTAAATCACCTCTGATAAGTCATACCCTTGCATTGGGTAACCTATATCTGCGGGATTGGTAAGCATTATCGCCCATTCTGATACAAACTGATAGAACTTTTCAACGGCATGCCCTTTTAACCTCCATTTACTCGTGTGGTCTTGGTCATTGATAAAGTAGGTAGCAAGCATTCCTAACCTGCTTTGATAACCTAAAAACTCAGAGTGATTAGCCAACTCCATAGGGTCATTAGGGGAGGGGGTAGCCGTAAAAGCAAACTTGTAAGGGGTATTGTGGAAGTACTCAAATAGTTGCTTTTTGATTTGCCCTTCAAAATTCTTCATTATTGAACTTTCATCTACTATCAGCCCTGCGTACTCCTGCGGATTGATGTTGTGCAAGTTCTCAAAGTTGGTGATCGTTACCTTATCAAGGTCAAACCCAAACTTTTCCGCTTCTCTTTGGGTCTGTGCTACCACTACCAAGGGAGCAAGGATAAGCACTGGTTTGTTTGTGTAGCGAACAATTTGGCTTGCTGTCTCAAGCTCCATTACGGTCTTTCCTAATCCACAATCTGCAAATACAGCGTGTTTGCCCTTGCTGAGGTTTCGTTCTACAATGAACTGCTGAAAAGGAAACAGCTTATCATTCATTGGCAAAGCGGCAAAGCCTTTATGCTCCTTTGCTTTCTGCTTTGATTTTAAAAACTCTTGATACTCGTTCATTTTTGATTTGATTAGAGATTTGATAAAGATTGCCGCGCGCTCAATCTCCTTTCAAATCGGTTGTTAATTATTTTCTTTGTAATTGTGTAACTTCTCTCGTCTTATAAAGCGATTAACAGTGCCTTTTGATACACCTAATTTTTCGCTTATTTCTCGCTGGGACATTCCTTGTTTTATGTATTTCAGTATGTCCTTTTCTTTGCCTGTAAGTTTCACCTTTTTTGAAAGGCTACCCTTAGGACGACCTATAAAAATGCCTTCTGCCTTTTTGCGAGCCAATGCCTCCTTGGTACGTTGGCTGATAAGTTGGCGTTCTATTTGAGCAGAAAGCCCATAGGCAAAAGCTATCACAGCACTACTTATATCATTATCCAATCGGTAATTATCCTTGATTGTCCAAATATTTACCTTTTTCTTTGTGCATTCGTTTAGAATAGCCATAATCATCATTAGACTTCTACCCAATCGTGATAGCTCTGAACAAAGGATATAATCTCCCGCCTTTGCTTTCTCCAAGAGTTTTCCTAACTCTCGTTTTTCAGGGTCTTTCGTTCCTGATATTCCCTCGTCTGAAATCCAACCATCTATTTTCATGTCATTCTTTTTACAGAAGTTCTTTATCTCATAGCGTTGATTTTCTACGGTTTGCCTATCTGTACTCACCCTTATATATCCATATACCATAACTCATTCATTTTATAATTTTGCCCCCGCTCACGGCTCGAACGTGAGAGCTTGCCTATCGGGGGTCTCCATGTCTTAGACATGAGATGAATAGATTTCCAATGTTAGGTTTGTTAGTCGTTATCGGCTGTTTGCTCTCTTTTTCCCTTGCTTCTGTCTATATAGACATGGCAAAATAGATGGTCAATCACAGCTTCTACTTTCATTATCTTTGCCGATAACAGTGTCATTGTATAAGGTTCAGGGTTTTCCTTATCCTGCATATACTTGTCAAAGAACGCAATACATAGAGGTTTGGTTTCCTCAGCATTGATAGCCTTTACTAAGAATTTATTACGAGTTGTGTAACGCTCATATTTCATCTCCATCTCAGCGATATAATAATTGACCTTTTCATCTTCTCCATTCTCTTTGGCTAAGGTTACGATGTACAAATATTCTTGTTCCTTAAGGGACAACACTTCAAAATATCCTTGGTAATGTTGTTCTATGTAGTCCGTGAGGATCTGCATAGCTACATCTACACTATTAGCATATAGAAAGAAGGTTTGCTTTTTGCCTTTTAGCTTTGCTACAGCTACCCATGTGGCAGCGCTTCCATTGACTAAAGTTGCTTGTCTTTGTATAGTACTAACTTTTACCTCGGTAATATCTCCACTTTGTAGGAAAAAATTAATCTCCTCTAAGTTGTGATGGTCTAAGAGTGTACCACGGTCAAATATTATCTCTTTTCGTTCTATATTGACTAACTCCCCAGTGCTTTCATCTACGAAGTTCTCAGGCCATTTTCGGTAAAGCGTCTCGGCTAAGTACTTATCCTTCATCTCAGATAGGTTGGAGGTGGTGATGATCTCTTCCTCAAAACGATTAACGGTTTCTTTCATTGCTTATTTTACTTTAAATCTTGCTTATTTATTTTTTGCGTTGGTTTTTAGACAGTTAGGATTGATTTTTTGCCTTGCTTAATAGGTGGAAAAACTTGCTTATTTCTCTCTTTTCCTATAAAACCAATATTTCAGGTAACCAATCCTAAATATTTTGTTCAACTTTTCCTCGTCAATAGGCGTTGCTGACTTGTTGTCTATGGCTTTTTTGTATCTTTTTAGTTGCCAATGCTCATTCTCATACGCTGCAACCAATATCCCAGATTGTTCAGGTACTAAATCCTTGATTTTATCTAAGATGTAGTAAGGGACGGCATAATAAAACTGCTTGATATTGCCCTCGTGATTGTGTTTCTTGTTGAAATCAGCCTTGAAATCACTTACAGATACCTTTATTTCAACCTCTCTAAGGAAATAATTCTTAGTAACTGATAATATATCGCATTCGTGGGTAACGATATTTTCAACTCTATATCCTCGCTTACTATCATCATCGTATCTTACAGCGTTGAGGCGTGAGAACTTAGGAACAATTACAAGGCTTGACTTTTCAAAGTACTCATATATCAATAGCTCCATTTGTGGAGTGGTTATAGTTTCTTTGCTCATTTTAAAAATTGCTTAATAATACCTCCCTTGTAGGTTATTCACTTGCCTTTCTATTTCATTGAGAGAATTTAAATCATCAGGGGTTGGTAGGTATATACCTGCTTCCTTACTGGCATAGTCTCTGAAATTATCAATAGCGATTGTCATTTCCTTTGTGTTTAAATCTGCTGTACTCCTCCACGCTTCCCTTACCTCTCCAGTCTTGTAATTCACATACTCAGTTAGGAATATTTGCGGATTAACTAACTTCTTAAATATATCTTGTTTCACGTACTCTGGTGTTTCTCCATATTCCAAAGCAAACCACGAAAAAAGGAGATGAATGTAATTGTTCTGTGAGTAGGTACGCTTAGGCTTCTTTTCAGTGATTTCAAAGGTCTTTTTCTTCTCAATAAGATACCCTAACCGCTCCTTTGCTCTTTGTATATCAAATTCGTTACTTGCGTTGAAAATCATCGTCTTTTAGCATTAATGAAAGGAATATTGCTATTACCATAGCGTGAGTTGCTCTAATGTAGTCTTTACTAATGATTAGTAAAAAATCTAAAAACAAGCATACTATTATCGTTATTAATTGTATCTTTTTCATTGTTATTGTCTTTGAAAGCAAGGCAGGACTCGAACCTGCTACTATCCCGATTGATACTTGCTTTTTGTTATACTAATTACCTAATATTACGGGCGTTCTGCCATCTGTGATAATTACCTTATTAGAGGTCTTACCTAACATCTCTATATATTGCTGCATTAGGATTTCCTTTGTAAGCCCTACCGATTGGACTTTGTTTGTTTCAGCATCTATCTTTGCCTTTTCTAACAGCATTCTTGAGGTCTCTAACTCGTTTTTTACTCTATTAGCTTCTTGGATAGCCTTATTCCTATCTTCTACAGCTTTCAGCATTGAAGCAGGAGGTTTAAGCCCTGATGTAAGTGTAGTAAGGTCAAAGAATTTCGTTTTAAACTCCTCTTTCAATCTTTTTTGTACTGATAGTTCAAACTTACCTAAGTTGTTCATAAGGCTGTCAGTAGTGTAGTTCCTCGCTTCCTCACGATAGGCATCTGTAACGCGCTTGTTAAGTACATTAGCTTCTACATTGTCAAAGAACGTTTTAGGGTTTTGTATTCGGTAGTTTTTGTAGTTGAATACAATCTCAGCACCTTTGCCTCTGATAGGCGTATAAGTGTAGGAAGGGTCTACGGTGAATACCCCTGCATCTTTTGCTGTGATTTC